GGTACGACTTGGACAAGCATTACGGGTTCATCCTCGCCTGCCATCACGGGCGTAACGACGACAACGCTTAACTCGCCTACGCTCTTTAAGAACCGCGTGTGGTTCATTGAAAAGAACACCCTCAAGGCGTGGTACCTGCCAACCTCAAGCGTTGGCGGCGCGGCACAGGTTCTTGACCTGTCATCCATTGCGCGACTTGGCGGCGTGCTGGTGTCGATGGCATCGTGGACGATTGACGCGGGTTACGGCGTGGATGACAACCTTGTGTTTGTCACCGACAAGGGCGAGGTCATCGTCTATCGCGGCACAGACCCGTCGTCGGCCTCGACTTGGGCGCTCATCGGCGTGTGGATTGTCGGTTCTCCTATCGGCAATCGCTGCCTGATGAAGTATGGCGGCGACCTTCTGGTGCTGACGCTTGACGGGCTTATCCCGATGGCTTCTGCGCTCCAGTCGTCGCGGCTCGACCCCAACATCGCGTTGTCGGACAAGATACAGGGCGCGTTTGCAGCATCTGCTGCGGCGTATAGGGACAACTTCGGCTGGTGTATGTTGTACAACCCGAAGAACAACGCCCTAATCGTTAATGTCCCGGTGCGCGAGGGCGGTCAAGAACAGTTTGTGATGAACAACATCACGAAGGCGTGGTGCAAGTTTACCGGCTGGAACGCCTTTCACTTTGGGCTGCTCGACGACACGCCGTACTTCGGCGCGGCTACCTTCGTTGCAAAGGCTTGGACAACCGATAGCACGGGCTACATCGACGACACCAACAACATCAACGGCAGGATACTGCAAGCCTTCAACTACTTTGAGACTCGCGGCGTAAAGAAAATTTTTACACGCGCCCGTCCCGGTATCTTCAGCAACGGCACCCCTGCCATCACGGTCGGCATCAATGTTGATTTCAACATCTCCGACAATGTGGCTCCCATCTCGTTCACCCCGCCTGTCACCGCGTTTTGGGACTCGGCTGTATGGGATACGGGCATCTGGGGTTCTGACCTAGAGATTCAGAACAACTGGCAGGGCGTTACAGGGGTCGGGTATTGCGGCGCTGTGCAGTTCCAGAGCAGCAGCAAGAAACTGGCTATTCAATGGGCTTCAACCGATGTGGTGTATCAACTCGGATGGGCTGGCATATAACAAGCGGCCCCGAGGTGGGCGAATGGGTGTGCAATCAAACGGGCGGCGGGTATCACGCCGAACGGTCGAACGCCATCGGGCTGCGTAAGGGCGATGAGATTGTCGGCGGCGTGGTCTATGAGAACTGGAACGGGCGCAGCATTGTCTGCCATATCGCTCTGGCACGCTTAACCCCGGCTTACCTTGCCGCCATGTTTGACTATCCTTTCAATGTTTGCGGGGTTGACAAAATCATCGCCCCCGTGGGCAGTAAAAACGCGAAAGCCATCAGGCTTGTGCGTAAAATGGGTTTCACCGAGGAAGCGCGTCTGAAGGATGCCGACACCGACGGTGATATTGTTTTTTTGACCATGACACGCGAGGCGTGTCGTTATTTAGGACACCGTTATGGGAAAAAAATCACCGGCACCGCCGCCAGCGCCTGACTACGCAGGTGCAGCGCAACAGCAAGGGCAAGCCAACCTAGATGCGGCACGCCTTACTGCGCGAATCTCTAACCCCAACATCCAGACCCCGCTTGGCGGTCAGCGTGTGACCTTCGGGCGCAAGCAGTTTGACAAGGCTGGATACGATGCCGCAATGGCGCAATATCGTGCGCGTCAGGCGCAGACTACCGGCGCACCGCCTGCTGGCACCCCGCCCCCAACCGCCCCTGTAAACATTGGCGGCGGCGCTGCACAGCCCACCACGGGCGGCGGTGGCGTGCAGATGGGCGGCGGTATGTATGGCGGCGGCGTTGACCTCGGCGTTACGACCGAACCCACGGCACAGAAGGGTATGGCTGCTGCAACCCGAGCGCAACAGCAGGGCATGGACTACACGCAAAGTTACGGCGGCGATATGCCGTTAGGCGGTGGTCGTTTTGATGCTTCTGGCATGGGGCCGGGGGCGGCTACGAGAGCAGGCCAAGGCTATCGCAGCAATCAGTACATGGGCGATGTAGAGCCAACAGAAGAAATGTTCACCTCCATGGTGGACTTGGACACGCCCAACATTGAGCAGTACCTGACCCCCGAGGCACAGGCGACCCTTGAGGCTCAGCAGCGGGTGGAGCGTGCGTTGTCCGGCCTTGGTGAAACAGCCATCGGGCGCGTGCAAAGTGTTTACGGCACGGATTTCACCCCGCAGGGGCTTCCGGCGCAGCAGTTCCAATTTGGCGGTTATGGCAACCTGCCGACGGCCCCCGAGTTGCAGGGGCAGGCGCGTGCGGATGTGTCGGCGCTCCCGACCGCCTTCGGCCCGACGGCAGAGCAGTACGGCCTCGCCGCAGGCTCTGTGGGCGCCCCGACGCTTCAGGGGCAGTTGGATACCTCCGGCCTTGCTGCGATGCCTGTAAGGGCTGGTATGACGGCACAGGAAGCCATCATGTCGCGCCTCGACCCGCAGTTGCAGCGCCAACGGTCGCAGTTGGAAACCCAACTTGTTAATCAGGGTCTGGTGCGGGGTGGCGAGGCGTATAACGCCGCCATCCAAGAGCAGGCGCAGCGCGAGAACGACCTTCGCACGCAGGCCGCGCTTCAGGGCATCAACCTCGATTTGGCGGCTCGTCAGCAGGGGCTGGGCGAGGCGCAGACTCTGGGCGGCTTTGCCAACCAAGCGGCTCTAACGGGGTTTGGCGCTCAGCAGCAGGCACAGGAAGCCCGTAACCGCGCCATCGCGCAGAACTTCCAACAGGGCTTGGGCGCGGCGGGTGCGTACAACGCGGCGGCAGCGCAGCAGTTTGGTCAGGGCATGGACATTGCCGGACTTTACAACGCAGCACTCGGCCAGAACCAAGCAGCGGCGTTGCAGCAGGCGCAGGCTCAAGCGGCGCTCCAATCGCAGGGCTTCAACCAAGCGCAGGCGGCGGCAAACTTCCAGAACGCCCAGCGTCAAGCAGCGTTGCAAGAGCAGTTGGCGCTTCGGGCGCTCCCGCTTAACGAGGTCGCAGCCATCATGAGCGGCGCACAGGTGCAGATGCCGCAGTTCCAAGCCTATCAGGGCGCAGAGGTGGGAGCGGCTCCCATCTTCGGCGCTACGCAGGCGGCGGGTAACTTCGCGCAACAAAACTACGCTAACCAGACGGCAGCGTATAACGCCAAGATGGGCATGTATGGGCAGTTAGGCGGTGCTGTAGGAGCGGCAGCAGGTGGCGGCTTTTTTGGCAAACCTTTCGGTTGATAAACTATGAGAACTCCATACCAAACCTTTAACGCTCCCCCCATGATGAACGGCGGTCGCGGTCAGCGCATGGCGCGGATGCTCCAGATGCAGGGCCAGAGCCAGCAGGTGAGCAACAACGCAGGGGCGCAAAGTGATATGCAGTATTCGCCCCCGCAAAACGCTGCGGATATCAACCGTGCGCCGCGTCAGTTTTTGCGGCAGTACCCGAAGATGCAGAAATCGCCGGGGATGACCAACCCGCAGGGTGGCCCCGACCGTGGAGGATTTGAGAATGGCTGACGAACGCTACAAAACAGTCTCGATGTTTGCGCTCCCAAACGAATACCAGCGGCAAGCCTCCGAGGCACGCCGTCGTCGCCGTATGGCAGAGATGTTGGCGCAGCAGGCATACCAGCCGGGGGACATTCAGAACGCCCCCATTCCTCGCGGAGCGCCTCTGGTGCAGGGTCTGCAAGCGTTCTTTGCCGCCCGTGCTGCCCGTAAGGCAGATGAGGCAGAGGAAAGTGCAGAAGAAAAGGCTTCTCAAATTGGAAGTCAAATTGCAGGTCGTTTGACTGGTCGTGAAATTGTTCCTGCCGCTTCCGCTGCTCCCGTTGCTCCCGTTGATGCTTTTGGTTTGCAAGAAGTTCAATCGGCAGCGCCCGCGTTTAGAGCAGATATTCAGCGTCGCATTCAAGAAGAAAAAAACCTTCTGCAACGCAATGCGGAAGAACAAGCCCAACTTAAAGCGGGAGACATTCAAGAGGTTACGCGCCAGTCGCAATATGTTTATGACCCGCAGGATGCAATGCGGTTGGCTATGACAAGAGGTGGCAATGCTGCAATTAAGGGCAATCCTATGCTTGCAGCCATGCTTGCGCGAACAATGGAAAAACCGCAGGCAGAAGAATTCTACGCTCCAGTTGTTGATAGTTCTGGAAATTATGTTCAATTTTCCAAGGGATTGGGACCGCCAAGGTCTTCTAAAATTGCCGCTCAATTAAGAGAAGAGGCAAAATCAGAATTAGGAAAAATGATTATTGAGCGCAATAGAATGATTTCTGACAATCCTAATGACCCAAACATCAAATTTTACGATGCAAAAATTAAAGATTTTGTAAGTACAAGTGGGTTGTCTCAAAGCGACCTTGCAAATCTTAATTTAGGGCTTCTTAACGCTCGAATGAAAGCAGCAGAACTTAATCAAAATTTGCCCGCAGGCGAAACTCCTCCTGTCGTGCCTTCTACAGTTCAAGATTTGCTCAAGTATGGCGGTAGGCGTCAGTTTGGCGGCGATGTGCGTGCCGGAAAGACTTACCTTGTTGGAGAGCAAGGGCCGGAACTTGTTAAATTTAATCAACCCGGCACAGTTGTTCCAAACCCTGCAACCACTCGTTCTGTTATTCAACGAACTTCACCAAAAGAACGGATGAAGTTGGAGCAACAACAACCTACTGATAAAAAATCAGTTCTTAATGCTTTGGGTCAAGTTTCGATGATGAAAAATTTAGTTAAAGATTTGCAGAAGCATGGAGGCGTTGATTACATTTTTGGGCCTGTAATGAGCAAACTTCCAAATTTGCGCGGTTCGGCAACATCTGCTCAATCGCTTTACGATACTTTGCTAGAAAGAACAAGCACCGAAACGATGAAACAAAACCGACAAGAAGGTTTTGCTCCCGGCAGCATTACGGTGCAAGAATGGCCTCGTTTTGAAAGCGCACTTGCTCCGCTTAAATCAACAAAAGACCCTGTTGCAATGAGACGGGCATTGGAAAACGCGGACGCGCAACTTGAAAGCATTGAGCAAAGAATTATTGACAATTACCAGTCAACTTATGGTCAAGAATTTCCGTTAGATTATTCGCCACCTTCTTACAAATTTGAAAGCGAATTGTATCCAAGCCCAGAAGTCAAAAAGCAAAAACAAGATATTTACAATCGGGCTGACGCAATCCTTCAGCAAATGCAAAATAGAAGGCAATAAGTCATGGCTAATGAATCGTTGCTTGAGCCTCCTCCGCTTGTTGAAAAACCAAAATCTGTGCGATACGCAGATTGGTTGACTGCTAACAAAAATTTGAGCGGAACGCCAGAATTCAAAGACATTGCAAAAGCCTATGAAGTTGCCCGTCGAGATGAGGAAAGTTTAACTTTGCCTGTTGCTCTTCAAGAAGCAGCGGCTGAATTTGTTCCGTCTACAATTAAGTTAGGCAAAGAGGTTGTTACTGGCGCAGCAGATGCGCTTTCGTATCCGTTTAGAGAGCCTGTCGAATTTGCTAAAACTGTATACGGGTTTAGTGGTCGTTCATTTCCAAGCATTGGTGGAAGTAAAGACGAAACCCCGTTGACCCGAATTGCGCCTACAATTGGCGGTCATTACGCAGGTTATCTTGACCCTGATGTTCTCAAACGCCGCCTTGCGGATGACCCTGCTTCTACATTGTCTGACCTTTCTTTAGTAGGTTACGGAGCCGGTCGACTATTGAAGGCCGTGCCTACTGCTCCAACCGAATATCTTGGTAGCAAATTAACTGCTGCGTCAGAGGCTGTTGACCCTCTAACAATAGCAACAAAGACAGCCGCGTATCCATTTCGCCAAATGGGGGACATCACACTTCCGGGAATTCCTTCCGTTGAACAATTAAAAACTCAATCGCGTGCTGCTTATAAAGAAGCAACAGAATCTGGTGTTTTTTACAACGCTAATCAGTTTGATGATTTTGTAGACAATTTAAATTCAAATTTGCGCGACCGAGATGGTAAGCGAGTTACCGTACTTCCAGAATTGCATCCAAAATCAAACGCGGTGCTGCAAGCCTTTAGCCGATATAAAGGAAGCAACAAAACCTTGGAAGACATGGACGATTTGCGTCAAATTGCACGAGACGCAGCGTCCTCTACAGACCCTGCTGACCGTCGGGTTGGCACTATTATCCGCAACAAAATTGATAATTTTATTGAAAATGATGCTCCGTCTGGCGGCGAAGCAGGCGTAGAAGCATTAAAAAAGGCGCGTGGGTATTGGTCACGCGCACGCAAAGGCGATGTAATTGAAGATTTGTTGGTTGACGCTCGATTAGATTCTCCCGGCACATTTAAGGGTGCTGGTGTAGAAAACGCCATACGCCGTGAGTTTAAAAAATTAGCAAAAAGCAACGATTTTCGGCTTTTTACAAAAGATGAACAAAAGGCAATTTTAACAGTTGTGCAAGGTGGGCCATTTTCTAACGCTGCACAATTTATTGGAAAATTTGCACCAACTGGTTTTTTCTCTGGGTCGCTTGGCCCTGTTCTAGGTTCTACGGTTGGTTTTGGTGCTGTTGGGCCAGTAGGGTTAGCAGGCGCTGCGGTAGTTCCAGCAGTTGGTGCAGCAGGTCGACTTGCTGCAACCAGAGCAACAGAAACAGCAGCCGCTAGAGCATCTGCAAAAGTTCGTGCTGGCAACAAACCTGCCAATGTGCGAGAGAAATTAGCATTGTTGCTCTCACAATATGGCGACCAGTTAAGCAAAAAACCGGGGATGGGTTTTGCCGTAGATATGGCAAAACGAGCAAAAGGCAATGTAAACCCTTACTTGACTCGGCAACTTATTTCTCAATTAGAAAACATTCAGCGCATTTCTGAACAACGACAAGCGTTAGAACGCGCAGCAGAACAGGAGTAATTACAGATGTCCTTCAATGGCTCGGGTACCTTTCTTATCAACACGGCGGGTCAACCCGTCGTATCTGGCACGGTCATCTCATCCACGGCGTTTAATGCGCTGACGGCTGACCTTGCCACCGGCCTCTCGACTGCCATCACGAAGGATGGTCAGACGACGGTTACGGCTAACATCCCGATGTCCACCTACAAGTTCACGGGGCTTGGGGTGGGTTC